CGGTAAACTTCACATAGGACACATACCCGTAGTGCCTCGCCTCCGCCGTTACGCCGGCATCACTGGTGCGCAGCTGCGGCGATATCGCCAGATCATGCTCGATGCGGTTCCACTGCCCGTCCGACGGCAGCTTTCCCGAATAGATCTCCCTGCGCTGTGCGTCCGAGACCGCCGTTGAAAAATAGGACACCAGCGGGACATATGCCGAGATGTCTTTCAGCAGCGGCTTCATCTCGTATTTCGGGTCGCCGTATGCCTCGGCCCTCATATCCACACCGTTGAGCCGCCACGTCAGCAGCCGCGCCCTCCGGTTCGGCGCGCATTTTCCGAACGTTATCTGCCAGGAACACGCAGGCACGGCCGGGAACTCAAACGTTTCCGTATGAGCTGATGGCGTATATTCCTGCGGCTGTGCCCAGGCTTCTCCCGCCCTGCGGGAATACACATATATTTTTTCCGGCAGCGGGCCGGGACCAAAGGTCACCGTCACGCTGCCGGCACAGTTGTCCGTCTCTTCAATGTTGTTTGCATCCCGTCCTATGTATCCGAACGCGGCCGTTTTCCCCTCCGGGAACGCCCCGGACGCATCGGCAACGTCCTCCCATACCCATTCACCCGGCAGATAGCCTCCGCTGTCCGGTATCATCCGCTGCGTCCCGTCCAGCCGCATGAAGTCCTGCTCGAACGTGGCGTATTCCGCGCCCGGCGCCCCT